CCAGCAGAAGCTTGGGCGTGAGATAGTGCTAATGACCATAACTTATTTAACAAACGTTGCATTGGTCTTGCTCTGGAGACATCAGAACGAGGATAAGGGGTTTGAGTCCAAACGTTTGCTATAGGTATTATAGGGTAAACATCTGTATTAAGAGTTGCTTCATACAACACTACCTCACCAATACTTGCAATTACCTTTATTCTATTTTGATAAACTTGTGTTATATCAACTGCACCATTCTCTATTAATTTTTTATTTTGTTCTAAAAATATTCTAAAGTCTGCTTCATCAACAATAAACTCTTTACCAGTTTCATTATCTAACAACCTATAAAAAGGTACTTTTACTTTGGTAAATCTTTCTAAGATTTGAAAGCGTTTATAGTTTTGTTCTGTGTACCCTTTAACTGTATCGGGTGTGTAAACGTTTAAAGAATTTTTATTGATATTGTCTGGGTAATCTTGGTCGTGAGCATAGGTAGAAATTTTCTCTATGAGTGGGTCGATTTCCTCTCCAGTCTCTGGGTCTATACTAGCTCCTAGTTCTGGATATAAATTTAATACTTGTGTCTCTGTTAATACAGTTGATAGTATTATGTTATCTGCATCCTGAAAAAATCTATCTCTGGAAGAGGCTGGGACATAAACTCTGAATGGGTCAAGATAAGAAAACTTGACATCGCCTTTACCAAAATCAGAATCATAGTCTACGTAAGCATATAAAAATCCAAGCCCTACTACACAATAATCGTGTATAGCTTGTTTTACCTGTGCGTCTCCCTCAGAGTTCTGCCAGGCAAATCCCATTATCTCTCTCCATACATAGGCGATTGATGTGTCTGAATCTTCTCTTGGTACCACTGTAAACACAGGAGGTCTAGCAGTGAGCATACTTTTTAGTCTTTCAACAGCAGGAGATATTCTATCCATAGGAACATCTGCCTGATTTCGTGATGCTAATTCGTTAGACTCTGATTGCGTAAAGTGGTTACCAAGATAAAAGTCTAAATCTTGTCTTGCATCAACTTCCCAAGCTTGTCTATCATTCTTATATCTGTCAAACAGTTCTTGGTTTGTTAATGCTCTTTTGTCATATTCCATATATTTTCCTAGAAAAAGATGTAATTTGTCGTGTTAGAATTTACAAATTTTGATGAAGTTTCGGCAAGAACTATCAGTCAATACTACCTGTTATCCAGTTATAAACCTTGTTTTTCTTTATATTAACTTGTTTTTCTAACTTATCTTTAAAATTTTTAGCATCTATCGCAGTGCTACTTGGAGCTTTTGCAAAGTAATCTGCATAATATAACGCATCCATAAGGTCATCATTCTTTGGTTTTGGATGTTCAAACAACTCATCTACTATTTCAGTCATATGTTTTTTGATATACAACTTCTTTGAATTTACTATAGGACCAAGTGTTGTTTCTAGCCTATCTTCTTTCTTGATACCGTATGGAGGTTTTACTCCCTTAAATATACCAGGCATTAATCTTTTGTCAGCCACAGATATTCTACTTGTCATATCTCTTACCATTTCTTGTGCAGCTACTGTTTCAATACTCACTCTTCTAACTGGTGAATACTTCTTTGCCATCTTAACAATCTCTTCTGCCATATCAAAGGCTGGTATCTTTTCTCTAAAGTAATCAAGGATATATCTGTTTTTATTTGCATCAATACCCATAACCATAATAACTTGATAGTCTGATGTCTTTGTTGCGGTAGCTGCAAGGTCTACTCCAATATATACATTGATTGGTATGGCTTCATCATTATCAACTAAATAACAAAACCTATCACGAACTTCA